TTTCATAATTAATGATGCGGTAAACAAATCAACCATAACACCGTCAATCTTCGTTGCTTGTTTGTCATCAACAACCTTTTGAATTTTATCAATCGTTCCACCAAACGCAGAACCACCTACCTCATCAAGTTCAACTTCTTCTTTGTACATGTTCAACTCGTATGGTTTTGAACCACCCTTGTTGTATACTTGAACTTGGATAGCACCCTTGTCACCTTTGAGTCGATACTTGTTAGTCTTACCAGTACCAGGCTTCCTTGGTCCTGTTGCAACCTTGTCATCAATCTCTTTAGGATCAATAGAAATACCATACATTCTCTTTGCATGAGCATATGCATGTTTCATTGCAGATGTAAAGTCTTTGTGATAGAGTTCGTAACTATCTTTCTTTTCATCAACTGCAACTTCTTCTTGTGAATCTTTAAAATCTTGGTCTGTGGGGGCACCCTTCTCACCCTTCTTTCTCATAGGACGACCTTCTTTTCTTTTCTTATGAATGTTATCCCATAGGCCGGGTTTTCCTTCTTCCAATTCCCAACGCTCAAGCATTTCAGTAAACTCTTTCTGTTCTTCTTTGAGTTTACGAATTTGAGCAGCATTCATACCCATACGAATAAGACGGTTGACAGCAAGAAGGGAAATAAAATTAATATCTGCTTTCACAAGGGCAACTAATTGTTCTTTATTCATCTTATCCATCATCTGTGTCATCTTCTTACCAGCAGGAGATGTTGGATCGACTTTCTTGAGACCAGAATATGCTTTTTTGAGTTTACTAATCATAGCAGGACTTAATCCACCCGCTTCAATTAGATCATCTCTTTCCTGTTCTACGGATTCTTTCTTCGCCATTTTGGTTGCGGTTGCCATCTTGACTTCCATCCACTTCTCACCATAGCGAGATTTGAAATCAGAGTCGGGCAGTTCCTTCGCAATTTCTTCACGGCGTTTAAGTTCCGTATCAGTTAATTCTCTTTCTAGTATCTTACGCTCCCGAACAATTGCCATGTATTCAAGAGTCTGGGACATGCTTTCTCTATAGTTTGTCATTTTATTTTTCCCTTTTTACCATGCTTTACATGACCAATATTTAGCTTTCCACTTGGGGCCGGGACTATCGCAGTTATGTCTCGCACGAAATGATTTTCTTCGCTCGGGATTGTCTGCTTTAATTTCCATATTCGGATCTCCGAACCGTACTATGACTACCGTTCCCTTTTCATTTTTCACATACACAGCTGACTTCTTAGGTCCATCTGGTGTATAGAATGGTTTGTTTAGTGTAACTTTCTTACCCTGATACTCTGCAGCTTCTTCTATCTCACCCCATTCATTGAGTGTTTCTTTACTATTTATCTCTTTAACTAAGTTAGCAAAGGTTAGTTGTTCCTTTTCCTCATACTGTGCTCGTAATTCTTTTGGTAACTTTCCTTGAGAAACCAGACGATTAATGTATTTTACAAGGTGTCTACCGTCTACACCTGGCGCATTAACTTGTCTCGCAACATCTCCAGCCCATGCAGATGGATGCTTACGATGTTCTTTATCTTTCATACCGTCAGTATATGTCTTGACAAGTTTATCCCAACCTTTAGGATGTCTTATCTGACTCATTTTACTAACAAGATCATTCCACCAGTTTTCATCAAATTGTTGAGGTAGAGTTTCTTCAGTTTTCTTTTTTCCAATATATGCAGCAGAAGATTTATCTTTATTCAGACCTTTCGTCTTAATTTTAGACATACCTTTTTTCTTCATAGCGGCAGGAATTCTTTTAGTTCCAAAGGTCATCTTTGCTTCAGACTTTAATGCAAAAATTTGTCCTGTTGGTGCAGTCATAGAACCTACTCCAACAATATCATGTAACCAAGTCTTATGTACCTTACCATTCTCATCGACAAACGAGAGGTAGTTTGTACCACGATTGATTACCTTACCAGTATGTCCATTCGCTTCTACGATATCATCTATCTTCCAAACCCGTCCTGTCAGATATGCATCTCTCATAGATTCAAAGTCTGTCAGTTCACCCATCTCTTTTGATTCACGAATACCCATGTGTTTACGAACATCAAGGTATAGTTTCTTCTTGTCTCTATCATTCAGAGTATTTGGAATACCATTCTTAAAAGAATCAAAGTCACTGTCTGAAGCGGCTGCTCTCATCTTGGAGGCGCTCATACCCGTTACGCCTTCGGCATCGGGATCTCTTTCACCAGCATTTACGACTTTGATACTTTTGAAATCAAAGATAACCTTTCCCTTACGATCAGGTTTACCGTTATATCGTTGTAGGAGTGTATCAAACTCTCTAATCCTATCACTACCAGCAACCATAACCATCTCATCATAACCTTCTTTATACAACTTCTCTGCGATATGAATAATGGTTTTTGCATCCTTATCTGCAACGATGTTTTTCTTATACTTGGGGAACATCTTACGCATATATGCGACCTTCTTTGCATGTGGTAGAGGGTCTTTAGCACCGACTGTATGAGAGGGGTATATCCTAAATGGTGCAGTACCAGCAACAGACTTAACCTTTTCGATTACCTTTTCATGGCCGATAGTAGGCGGGTTGAAGCGGCCGAAGCTGACAACAACTAAACCAGAACCCTCTATCATCAAGTCTTTGAAACCGAATCTCATTTTGATTTTAACCTTTCTCTCGCTTTCTGCATCCTTTTACCTTCTTCACCTTTTAATTTCTTTGCCATTCGATTAGAAAGTTTATCTATTTTTGCACCAAATTTCTGCATAAGTTTTTGATCAACAACCACTCTTTGTTGAACGGCCATATCTTTATAGCCAGGATAGAACTTGTCCCTATACTGCTGGATCAATTTTTTTCGAGCCATTTGATGGAGCTTGGCAGGACTACGCATCTTGAGCGCTGCTTTTTTCTTCTTAAATTGAAAGGATGAGAGTTTTTGAAGACGAGACATTCGCCGTGCCATCTTCCTACGTTGAACAACAGTAGTGGTCTTCTCATAAAGGTCGCTAAAAGTCTTCATTTGTCCCATGCCTTTATAGCGGTAAAGTTATTAAACGAGAACTCCATACGGTCTACAAGTTTAACAGCTCCACCTGATACTCTATCAATTGCAACAAAACCTTCTGGATTAGTCACTTTATACCCATTAGATGTACGAATGAAGGTGTTTGTTAACTGTTTAACACTATTTAGTTTTTTCACGATTTGCATTTTTGCATCCACCAGATAGTTCTGGAACGTGATAATTTCTTTCAAATTAGCAGTATGTTTCTTTACTTCTCGTACATATTCTTTTTGGACTTTCTGATATTTTTCTTTCCCCTTGGATGATTTTGCTTTATCAATCTGTTTCTGAATAGAATCGAACACCCATTTCTCATATCCCTTTGCATGTGCAGCAGGATTTTTTATCAGTTCACCAGCACGAACCTTACTATTATTATATGTTTTAAGGGATGCACCAGCCATTGTACCTGTCATACTGTCCTGTAATTTAAGGAATGAACGGAGTTTGTTTGCATTGATTCGTTGGAATGTCTTACCCGTATTTGAAAGAGCTTTAGTTATAGTTGCGGTTTCATCTTTAGTAAATACTGCTTTACCTGACACATCCTTATATGTTGCATCATCCATCCATACACTAGAAGGGTTATTTAGTTTAGAAATATCTGCACCGAATGATGCTTTCATGTCCTGTAGTTCATCTCCTGTATATGTGGTGTGGAATACAATTCCAATCTTTGCTTTGTTGATTTTCTTTCCCAAATCACTCCCTTTTGGGACGGCATAGACAATTGTATTTGGTTGGAAGGTATGATACTTAACACCGTCAATATCATCATCACCGATATCATCTGTAAACATAAGGTCGCCTTGGAGTACATTTTTAATACCTAACTTTGATAATTCTGCGAGAGCAACCTTAAACTTTGAATTAAGTGTACCTGACAAATCGTCATCTATCTCTGCATTTGATTTGTATAATTTTGGCTCTTTATTAAATACTGATTTCTTTGCAACGAAAAACTTATCATCTGCTGGGTCTATACCACAAAAGATTGCCGGCGCACCGTCCCATTTCACCGTCATATTAACACTGGAACGAGAACCACCCGCCAACATGTCTCTTAGTGAACGTAGAAAGTTAATTGCAGCCCTACCACCATCTACACCGAAATTGATAATCTCATCTTCCAGATGTTCTAGATGTAGGTTCTTACCGCCCTTGTCTTCTGTTAGTTCTATAAAACTAATCATGTTTATACCTTTAAAGTAGTAAAGTCACACATCATTCGTGTAGGATAACCATCTTTTCCTTGAGTGTCCCGAATATTAAGTTTAAATTTATAATACCGTGAGCTCATCTCCATGTCAATCCTTTTTCCCTTACCTGTTTTACCACCATAATGTACAGTACAAACTCCAACTTTTGCTGCAGCTTTCATTGCCGTTTCATCCATTTTCTTGGATAAAACTTTACCTCTCATTTTATGAATTACATGATAACCATGACCAATACCACTTTCTAATAATTCTTTCATAGCAGCAGTATTTGGTCTTGTGGTAACTTTACCACCATCCGTTTTAACTTTGTCATTAAAGATAGTACAAAATCTTTTATTATCAATACCAAATAAATCTAGTAATTTTTTACCATCCCTATCTTTAATTTCGCCCTTATCAATTTCTGATTGACGTAATTTAGTTCTAACACCTACATTAAAAAATGTTGTAGTAGTTTCAAATTTAAGACTTAAATATATTTTTTCACCATCATCCTTTTCAAGAGTAATATCCGTAACACTAGTTCCTATGTC